ACCTAGTGTTGTTTCTGAAGCTAAAGACCCTAAAATTGTTCAGTATGTTGAAATAGAAGAAAAGTATAAAAATGCCTGATGCAAAACGCTTTATAGCGGCACGTAAACACGGTTATGCTAGTGGTTTAGAGCATGAAATTTCTATCTATTTAGATAGTTATAAATTAAAATATGAGTATGAAAAAATAAAAATAGAGTGGGAAGATTTAACCTACAGGACATACACACCAGATTTTGTGTTACACAATGGTATAATTATTGAGACTAAAGGTCAGTTTATAACCGCAGATAGAATGAAACATCGTGCTATAAAAAAGCAACATCCTAATTTAGATATAAGATTTATTTTTGGTAATAGTAAACAGAAGTTACGTAAAGGTGCTAAATCTACTTATGCAGAGTGGTGTATAAAATATGATTTTAGATATTATGATAGGATAATACCTGAAGATTGGCTAAAAGAAAAAGGTAAAAATAAGCATCCTAAATTTATTGAATTTTCAGGAGTAAAAAGGAAGTAGAAATGATAGACGAAAAAGTAATTAAACAGTTAAGAGAAGAAGACATACTAATTTGTATACGACCAGATGTGTTAAAAGAAACTGATAAATATTTTTGGTCTGGCAATTTAGATGTTTCTATACTAGCAGGTAGAACTAATCCATTAGAAGATGACGATTATTATAGTCTTTTACACTTTGCAAAAATGGTAGCTGCTTCTGTTCCTGTAATGGAAAAATCTGAAGAGTTACGAGAGATAATTCATAACTATGTTGTGTCAGAAGTTGATACTATTGATAATGAAGTAGTTAAAAATTTAGATGAAGATTCAGATAGAGGAAAAGTTCTTGACATTACAGATAATGTTTTTACAATATCTTTTGGTAGTAAGACAAAAGGAACAGCATAATGGATGACCAGTTAAGACATGAAGAGTATATGAAACAAGCTATGGAACAATCAGACGTAATTAAAAATCCAAAGCACTACGAGCGTTATGCTATTGAACCTGTATCTTTTATAATGAATAATGAGTTGCCATTCTGGATGGGTAATGTAATAAAATATATAATGAGAGCAGGATATAAATCTAATACTTCTGAGATAACTGATTTAGATAAAGCAAAGCGTTATATTGATATGCGTATTAATCAGCTTGAGGGTCGTGAGCCAAATGAAAGTTAAAGTCTTTATTACTATTGATATAGACATTGAAGAATATCCTATTCCTGCTGATGAAAATGTAGCAGAAGAAATAGAAGACGGTCTACGTGAATATTTTTATGACGTAGAAGGTACAAAAATAAGAAGTATAAAGACATTACAGGAGTAGAATATGTTGAATAATTATTTACCAACAGACTATCAAAATTTTATAGCACTATCTCGTTATGCTAGATGGAAAGATGATGAACAAAGACGTGAGACATGGGGCGAAACTGTATCACGTTACTTTGATTATATGACTACACACTTAAAAAAGACGTGTAACTATACTCTTGAAGATTCTTTACGAAGTGAGTTAGAAGAAGCAGTGCTTGAGCAACGTGTCATGCCTAGCATGAGAGCATTAATGACATCAGGACCAGCATTAGATAGGTGTCATGTTGGTGGTTATAATTGCTCTTACGTGCCTGTAGACAGCCCTAGAGCATTTGATGAAACAATGTATGTCTTGATGTGTGGAACAGGTGTAGGCTTCTCTGTAGAGCGTAGTAACATAGATAAATTACCCATAGTAAATGAACACTTTGAGAAGAGTGATACAGTAATAAAGGTAGGTGACAGCAGACCCGGGTGGGCAAGAGCGTTACGTGAGTTAATTGCTATGTTATATGCAGGGCAGATACCAAAGTGGGATGTGTCAGAAGTTCGTCCTGCAGGTGCAAGATTGAAGACATTTGGCGGCAGAGCATCAGGACCACAACCTTTGATAGAGTTATTTAACTTCTGTATTGAAAAGTTTAAGGGTGCATCTGGTCGTAGACTTTGGCCTATTGAGTGTCACGATATTATGTGTAAGATAGGTGAGGTAGTTGTTGTAGGCGGTGTAAGACGTAGTGCATTGATTTCATTATCTAATCTTGGAGATGACCAGATGGCACATGCTAAGTCAGGTCAATGGTGGGAGAATGAAGGACAACGTGCGTTGGCTAATAATAGTGTAGCATATAAATTTAAGCCAGAGATAGGTACATTCATGCGTGAATGGGTATCCTTATATGAAAGTAAGTCAGGTGAGCGTGGTATATTTAATCGTGCTTCAGCAATCAAGCAAGCAGAAAAGAATGGAAGACGTGACACTAAATACGCTTTTGGTTGTAACCCTTGCAGTGAAATAATTCTACGTCCATATCAGTTTTGTAATTTGTCAGAGGTAGTAGCACGTTCATCTGACAACAAAGAATCTCTTGCTTGGAAAGTTCAAATGGCTACTATACTAGGAACATTCCAATCTACTATGACAGACTTCAAATATTTACGTAAAGTGTGGCAAAAGAATACAGAAGAAGAAAGATTACTTGGTGTATCTCTTACTGGTATCATGGATAATCAAATATTGTCAGGTAAAAGTAGTATGTACGGTATGAATATAGGTTCTTTACTGGAAGAACTTAGAGATGTAGCTGTAGAAACAAATAAAGTATTTGCACAACATTTAGGGATAGCACAGTCTACTGCTATAACTTGTGTCAAACCAAGCGGTACAGTCTCACAATTAGTTGACAGTGCATCTGGTATTCACGCTAGGCATAATCCATATTATATTCGTACTGTGCGTGGCGATAACAAAGACCCACTAACACAGTTCTTAATGTCACAAGGTATACCTGCAGAGCCTGATGTAATGAAGCCCGATAGCACTACCGTCTTTAGCTTTCCAATGAAAGCACCACCTAGTGCAGTTACACGTACAAAAATGACAGCAATAGAACAGCTTGAGTTATGGTTGTTGTATCAACGTCACTGGTCAGAACACAAACCATCTGTTACTATATCCGTAAAAGAACATGAGTGGATGGATGTAGGTGCATGGGTGTATAATAACTTTGATGAGGTATCAGGCATTAGCTTCTTACCATTTAGTGAGCATACATATCAGCAAGCACCTTATCAGGACATTGACTTAGAAAAATATGAAGAACTCAACATGAGTATGCCAGACAATGTAGATTGGTCATTACTACAGGAGTTTGAGAAAGAAGATAACACATCAGGTGGACGTGAATTAGCTTGCTCTGCAGGTGTGTGTGAAGTAGTAGATTTAACAGCGGCATAGGAAATAAAATGAAAAAGTTAGCACTAGAAAATTACTTTACAAGATTTATGAGGTATGTTATAGATTGGAGAAAGACACGTAAGGTTATAAGAATATTACAAGACTTACCAGACCATACGTTAGAAGACATGGGTATTAGGAGACATGATATAGAACGTCTTGCATATACAGAGTTACAAAGAAAGAACTATGAGAAGTAAAGTATGGAGAGTATGGGCAAAAACAATTGGGAGCAAAATATCAGATGACGAAAGTGAAAGTGATATTGCCGCTATGCTACGTACCTTTTGGGTACTCACTCATCTGGTTGCTTGCTTTTTCATTATTATACATAATGGGGTCAAGCTAGGATGGTTCTAAACTATGTAGCTAATTGGTGGGAAGTAGCAATGCTTACTGCCATATCAATAAACACTGTGATAAATGTTATAGTATTTGTTCGTCACAGATTTAGACAGAGGAGTAGTAATGACATTAAGACCTAAATTAATTGAAGCGCAAGTAGCACATCTTATAGGACACATAAAAAAACATGTGGCTAATGTAGAAGTATTGCTTGAGTATCCTGTTGGTATAGGAGAACATCAAGATATTCAAGAGGCAATTGATGTAGAATTAGGATATATTTCAAACTACCATGATAAATTAGAAATGGTAAAAAAGTTCTTTATACCAAAAGAACCTATATCTACTGAAACTAAAGAGGAAGAAGAAGGTGTGGCTTGAGTA